ATCCCCCGCGGCATGTCGACGGTGTACAGCTTCTTAATGGGTCGAGTGGCCACCCACCCCATGATCTTTTCCATCTCTCGCATCGGTGGGATGTCTTCAGCGTGCCCTGTGGATTCGAGGTACTCGGCAAAGATGCTCTTCCCACAGTTGCCCAAGGGGTCGTAGACTATGTCGATCCAGCGGTCGTTAGGCGAGTTAAGCCAGTTCATCACGTCTTGTTGCCATGGGTACAGGTCGAGCTTCATAAAATCGCGTAGTTGACGGGTCACCTTGACGTCGTTCCACTTCCAAGGGCCCGCAACTTTTGTGTGATCTTTGGTGCAGTAATCGTAATTGCCAACGTTTTTTGTTGCCGTAGGCGTGAAGTGGCCTTTCCACAGAGCCGGCACGTGGTTGTCCTTGTTGATGAGCCGCTTTTCCTTGAGCTTGACGCGCACTTGCCAGTGCTCGTAGCCGCTCTCCTCCCCTTTCTCTTTTTGGAACGCCCACTCGCGGCAGTTTGCCTCGAGCAGTTCAGTAAGTTGTTCTTGAGTGTACCACTCGGCCTTGATGGTGCAGTCCATGCCTGTGATGCGGGAAGTACTCATAGGGTGCGTTTAAAATTAAAGATTAAAAGTCTTGGTGTGCCTCATACAACTCTCTCATTTCCTTAAGTGTCCACTCTGTCCACTAAAAGTCCATGCCGTACCTCTCCCCCACTCAACGCCGTCAGTGGACCACTGCAAAGACTATGGGTCGCATGGCTCGCAAGTCAGGGCTGGCTAAAAAGGCTGTTAAACAGGTCGTGGCGCCGTTTAGTGCCGCGTGGTATGCGCTCCACGGGCGCGGTCAGAAGTTAGGCGGGGCCTCCAGGCCTAAGATTGTAATCGGTAAAGCTCGTGCTCGTCGTGTTGTTCGCATCACGCGGGCCCCTCCTAAGCGGGCCGGTCCGATCCCATATATCCTTTCCAAGCACAAGAAACTGATTCCTAAGAAGTACCCCCAGCGACTCAAACAGGTGTATTACATCCAACCTCCCGGTTCGTACGTCGAGCTGGAGGCTGACAAACAGGGAACTATCACTAACCCCTACCAGCTTTACTCAGTGACTTCTTCGGGCCCCACCAATGCGAGCATCATGCTTTTCAATGTGTCTGTGACGGAGAACCACTGGGTCCCTCAGCGCGCCCCCGTCCTGCAAGGCCTCGGGTATCGCACAGGCAACCAGCTCGTCGGCACTGACGGTGCACTGCCGGGCTATGGTGCTCTTTTTTCTAACACTCACAACGACTCTTTCATTTATCGGAACGATGCAACCAGCACGAGCCTCCGCTCTCATCCTTGCCCAATGTATCAGAACGGGCTCGCAGAGTCCGCGGCAGAGTACACCACAGGGGGCACTGGTAACTATTACAATGTCCCGAACAACGTTCTTGAGTCGATCTCATACCGGCTCAGAGTCTCGAACCCTCTCATAGCGCCTCAGCAGTTGAGTATTAAGGTGGTGAAGTACGACAACGGCGACGAGACGCCGCTCTATCCTGGCAGCATGGGCGACACTCAGGTTGATATGGAAAGCCACATTCGCTCCCTGTGCAACGCCCGCACCTGGACTGGTCGCGGCTTCAAGACGCTTCACAGTCAGACGGTGTACCTACCGGGACTCCGTGCTGGTACCAAACAGACTTTTAAGAATGTGAGCAAGCACCTCACTCTCAATTACCTCCGCTCACAGTATCGTAAGACATACAATGCGACGTCCATGGGTGCTCTCGGTACCCAGGCTAAGCCATCGTTTGGCCTTGCTGATGACGGCTTCTTCAACGCAGTGTACATCATCGTCTCAAGTACGCTGACTACGGATACTTACGTCGCCACTGTCGAGACTGAGCAAAATGCTACTAATCCGGAGACAAAGGAAACTGGTATTCCGCAAATCAACACTTACCCACCTGTAGGACTCACTACTGGCACCTACCAAACCATCGGTGCTGGTGCCAAGTTTGGGATTCAGGGTACGGTCACTGTCAACCATCGGGTCAAGGAGACACAGCGGGCTATTGGGCATGTGACGGCTTCCCAACTGCAGGTTCTCACTGATCAGATTAACCAACTCAAGCTGCTCCAGGCTCCGGTTCAAGCTACTAGCCGCGACAGCGTTCACTCTCCCCTTCCCCCTTGTGGTATAGATGACGAGCTCGCCTTAAGTCTCGATTCAGACGGCGAGGTCCCCGATTCAGACGACGAGCCATTGAGTGGCGAAGACGAATGTGAGGAGCCCTTCACACCCGGCATGCGGAAACTTGTGAAAGAGGCTCTCAAAAAGAAGCACAGCGACTCCGAAAGTTGTCAAGGCGAGTAAGAAACAAGAAACTTGTGAGCTTATTATTTTGCCCTCAAACGCGCGGCCAGCGCTAATCCCGCCCCGCTGCAAGCGGTGGGCGTGTCCCCCTCTGGGGGGCGCGACCAGAAGAACAGGCTTAATACAGTCGTAAGCGTAAGGCTAGCTAGTCGGGCCCTGCCCGATCCCGCGCAGCGGCCACAGCCTCATGTGTGCTCATACCCTATCGAGGCCCCCGGGCCCGTGCGGCTTAGCACAGCGATTAAATTTATGGGTGCTCATGTCTGCGACTGTCTAGCCTCGTCCAACCCCCTGGACATTAGAGTTTCTCACTGGCGTCTGTGGCGTTCTCTGCTGCCAGCCCCATTTGGTCCAGTCCCCCTAAGAAAAAAAGAGAGAGAGATTACTTGTTACAGGAGCGCAGCTCCGCCTCTCTCTCTCGTGAGCGTAGCGAACCTTCCGGAATAGCCTTTAGGAGGCCGCCATTGCAGTTAGCGAGTGGTCGGGCTGCATCCGCCAGAGCTTCCAGCGGTCGATAGACATAAGCTCAAGGTCCGGAAGCATGTTTGTGAAGACCACGATGCGTGGGCGATCAAACCGAATGGAGGCCGCCTGGTGTCGCCAGTCGTAAGCCCTCCCATTCTTGATGCACTCCAAGCCCGAGTAGAACTCGCCGAGCTTGTCCTTCTTCATCCCCCGCGGCATGTCGACGGTGTACAGCTTCTTAATGGGTCGAGTGGCCACCCACCCCATGATCTTTTCCATCTCTCGCATCGGTGGGATGTCTTCA